TGGTTGTCGGCATCGACGGTGATTACGGGCGTGTACCAGCGAGCCATGCGGCTCTCCTTTCGGCCTAGGTGATGCTCATGTCGAGGTCGCCGGTCGGGATGCGGAACGTGTCTCCCGCGGTGACCGGGGCCGAGCTTGACAGGTCGTCTCGGCCCAGGAAGTTGCCCGTGGTCGAGGCGTCCCAGAGCGAGATCCAGGTCAGGGTCTCGGTGGCTCCGACCGGCGCCCACTCGACCGCCGCGTCGGTAGTCATCGCGCGCGAGGCCGCGTTCGAGAACGAGGCCTGCATCCGGTCCGTTTCGGCGGCTACGTTCGAGGTCCCGGCCGAACCGGGATCGCCGGTGTGGAGCTGGACCCAGACCGCCGCCTCTGAGTACGAGGTTGCGTTGCCCAGGGCATCGAGCCAGGCGTTCGCAACCAGATCGCTGAAGGTGCCCATCAGGTTCCTTTCACTTGAACGAGATCTTGGCCGCTACGTGGGCCGAGCGCTCGTGGATCACCGGCACGTCCTCGTCGGTGAGCTTCTGCGCCGCCTCTACCGCTGCGTGGCGGCCCGGAAACTGGCGCTCGCGCTCGTCCGCCTTGACGAACCAGCGCCCGTCGCGGTTGATCACTTCGACGTTCTTCATTCTCGCGGTTGGTCCTTCCGTGGGTAGGGGGGTGGGGCCGACCTCGAGAGGTTGGCCGACCCCACCCGTTGCGCGTTTAGTCGAGCCCGGTCACCTTGGTGAAGGCGGTCGGACGGTACACCGCGAGTGCTTCACGCTGCTCGGCGCGGATTGCGACGAGATTCTTGGTGAAGTAGTCGGAGTGGGAGTTGGTTGCCTCAACGGTGAGGCCCCCGCGACGCCAGAGCTGAGCGCCCTGACCGAAGGCTCCGAGGAGCACCGTTCCCGCGCCGACCGCGGTGGTGATGGTCACCGGCACGTTCCAGAGCGTGTCGGTGGTGAGCTGGTTCGCGTTCGCCATGTTGCCGGTCCCGTAGGCGCCGGTGACCGAGAACGGGCCGCCGCCGTAGAACTGGTTGTTCTGGTCCATGAGCAGACGGGTCGCGGACCAGTTGTCGGGGTGGATGAACACGTGATCAACGTCGAGCAGCGACGAGCCGCGCGTGTTGTTGATCGCCTTGAACAGGGCGACGGCGTTGTTGTCCACCGTCCCCGCCCCGTAGGTGTTGATCGAGCGGTCGTAGAACCCCGAGATGTTCGGCGGGGTGCCGTTGCCGCGGATCAGCTGGTCCTCCTCCTCGATCCTGACGAACAGCGAGAGCCGTCCGTTGATGTAGGACTGCACCTGCTGGACATCCTCCAGCATCTCGTCCGACACCGTGAGGATCGTGGCGATCTTCTGGACCGGCTCGTCGGTGGTCGACAGCGCCAGATCCGAGGCCGGCTTGTCGCCGCCCTCTGAGACCGCTGATGCGCCCTCGGTCGCCGTTCCCTCCACGATGTAGCGGATCGAGTTGGTGGTTGCCGCTCCCGACGGGAGCACGTCGGCGATCGTCTGCCGCTGGAACAGCTTTTCGACGACGCCTCCGACGACCTGCGGAACGGGGATCATCCCCGCGCCCTGGCCGCCCTCCAGGAGGGTCCCGGCCTTGACATCGATCGGCCCGGTGGACGTGTTCTGCGGCACGCCACCGTTTCGCTTGACCCGATCGAGCATGGCCTTGAACGACTCCGACTCGACGAACTGCTCGCCGATGGTCTTGACCTGCATCACCGAGGACTGGAGGTCCTTAACCTCGAGCCCCTGGTTCGTGACGGGGTCGGACGGACCCATCGCGCCGGCGATCTCGCGGACGTTCTTCTCGACCGCGATGGCCTGCTCGATGTCGGTCTTCTTGGACTTCAGGACCTCGATGGCCTTGAGGTGCTCTTCGACCTCGCCGCGCTCGTCGGCGCTGGTCTCGCGCTCCTCCTCGTCGGCCTTGGCCCAAACGTCCTTGATGGACTGGGCGAACCGGGCCATCTCCTGCTCGGTCGCCTTGAGCTGCTTCTCGTTCTGCGTCATGTGCGGATCCTCCGATCCACTCGGGCGGGGTTGGTTTCCCGCTTCGCTAGAGGGAGAGCTCCACCAGTCGCCTGCGCTGCTCGCCCTCGGGCGGCGGCTTCGGCACCGGCGGCGCTTTCGCCTCTTCTCTCTGCTGCAGGCTGGCCCCGTCGCTCATCACCTCGAGGGCGATGGCGCGGGACACCTGCTTGAGCGGATCTTGGGCCTGGGCGCGCGTCGGCGCCGGTGCCTCCTCGATCGCATCTGCATCAGCTGTCGGCTCGGGCGCCGGATCGGGGATCCCGTCCAGCTCCTCCGCCTGAAGTGCCTGCTCGTTCTTCTGCGCCCGGACCCTCTGCTCCTCCTCAGGAGGGGGCTCCGGCTTCGCGCGGGGCTTCGGAGGCAGCACGATCGGCTCCGGCTCCGGGATCCCCTCCACCTGCTTCTCGCGCTGCTCGCGCTCCAGCCGCTGGCTCGCCTTGCGCAGCTGCTCCTCGGTGTGGCGGACCGATTCCTCGATGTTCTGGGCGTGCTCGGCCAGCGCGTGCAGCCTGACCGCCGTCACCTCGTGGTCGAACTCGCCGTCGCCGACCTTCCGGGAGATAGCGCGGATCTGCCCGGCCAGCTCCACCGGGGTGAGCGACTTCCACCCGGTCACGCGGGTGTCGTTGTTCATCGGCGTGGGGGTGGCCGTGACCTCGAACACGTCCAGCTCGGTGATGTGCCGGCCGCCGCCGTCGAGGTCCGCGGCCTTGAGGATCAGGTACCCAAAGGAGAACCCCAGCGTCCCCGACTTGACCTGCCGCCAGGCGTGGGCGCCGACCTCAGTCTCCTGGTCGATCCAGCCCTCGACCCAGACTTCGCCCTCGACCGCCCTGGCCGACTCCGGGAGGACGTATCCAATCTGGTCGGCCGCCTCACCGCTGTGATTCCAGGCCAGCGGGACCCGCTTGCCGACCCCCGACCACTTCTGGAGGGCGTTCACCATCGCCTCGGCCTCGACCACGTCCTTCTCTCGGTCGATCGTGGCCGTCGAGATGACGGCGGTGAACACGCCCTCGTCGGTCGTGGTCGCGGTCGCCTTGAGCAGCAGGTGTTGCATTTCCTTTCCTTCCTGGGCGTAGAGCGCCGCCAGCTGGGCCAGTGCGGCGCCGCGGCTCGTGTGGCAGGCCGTGACCGACCCGTCGCTGTCCTTGATGACCGCCCACGGCTTGCTGGCCGGACACCGGTCGCTCTTGTCCACGTGCCAGGGCATGTCAGTCGACCATGTCTTCCTTCGTCAGCTTAGTGCCGTCGGGCAGCTCGATCTCGAAGTCGTCGGGCATCAGATCGAGCAGCTGCGCAAGCTCGTCCTCCGTCGCGTCTCGGACCCTGACGGCGAAATCGTCCATCCGCTCGGCTAGACCGGCGGTAGCACGGTGGCCTTGACCGACCATCCCAGCGTCCTCCTCTTGGTCACCGACTCGATCACGTAGCGGACGCCGCGCTCCAGCAGCAGCTCCTCTTCCTCTGGGTTCGCGCCCCAGATGGACTTCACCTCGGGGTGCACGGTCAGCTCCATGTGGATGTTGCCGAACCCCTCAGCGTGCTCCTGGTACCCGCTCGTCGATCCAAAGCCGCGATCGATCAGCGTCTTACCGGGGGCCATCCCGAACTCGGCCGGGATTCCCCCCTCGCTCCCCTGCAGGGACCTGAACACCCGCAGCGGGACGCCGGGCGATCCCGCGTGCGCCATCGCCGAGTCCAGAGCATCGCGCACCTCCGACATCTCCTTCTCAACCTGGGGCCCCAGACCAGACCCGTCGCCACGCAGCCACCCGTTGAGCTCGAACGAGTGAGCCTGGCCGAAGTAGCTCAGCATCCCGTCCACGTCCTCATCGGTGAAGACGGAGTCATCGGGGCGCTCATCGGACAGACCCACGTCCGTCCAGTCCAGGTTGGGGGCGGTCCGCTCCGGCGGGTAGGCCTCCATCGGCGAGCGCGGGGTCGATGCCCCGCCGCGTCCGAAGCGACCGCGCGGGTCGCGTTCGCTAGGCTTCTCGCCGTAGTACTTCTCGCCGAGGATCGCGGCGACGTTGTCCATCAGGCGGCGATGTCGACCGAGCAGTTGCAGTTCGCGTGGTAGGGGGGCCAGGCCTCGAGGGCCTTGAATGCCCAGTCACCCTGGTACGGCCTGCAGGTCTCGCAGTCGCCCCCGCGGACGTTGACGATGCGCTTGCCCTCCTGGCCCGCCTGCTGGACTGCCTCCTTGGCCGCCCACGCGAACATCCCGGTGGCGATGGCCATCCCCCCGTTCGGGGCGCGCATGCTCAGGGCCCGCGCGAACACGCCCGCCACCTCCGCCGCGGTCTTGGCCACGCCGAGATCGCGCTGGGTCAGGTCGTTGATCGCCTTCGCGGACTCCAGCGCGGCGGTCTCCAGGTAGTTGCGGGCCCGCGCCATGCTGAACCTGGATGCCATCCGGTTCGCGTGGATGGTCCCCTCCCTCGCAACCGTCTCACGCGAGAGGGTGAGCAGCTCGTCGGCCAGCTGCTTGTTCCACTTCGGGGTGTTCACGGCCTTCTGCCCCCCGGCGCTCTTGACGGCGCGCGACTGGCGCTCGAATATGCCCCTCAGGATCGCCTCCGCGTCAGCGGCGGCCCGCTCCTGGCGCGCAACCTGGTCCGCCCTGCGCGGCAGCTGCGCCTTGACGGCGAGCGAAGCGATCGACTTGCCCTCCCGCTCAGCGACCTCCTCCGCCCTGTCACCGACCTCCTCAGGAGCCATGCCGTCACCGACAAGCTCCCCATCCAACTTCAACCAGTAGTCGTCGCCGTCGCGCCCAACCGTAAAGCGACCGACCTGGCGTTCCTCACCGTCAGCAAGCTCAGTAACCACCATCGAGACCTCATCCTTGCTCGGCCAGTGGCCATCATCCTCGTCGTCGAGCAGTGACTCCTCGACCTTCTCGATCGAGCCGGGAGCCACCTCCTGCGTGGTCCCGGCGTCCCATTCGATGCCGATCCTGCCGTCGCTGGTGACGTACGCGACCGCCCCCCGATCGCCGGTCTGCAAGTCCCGCACGCGCTCGCCGGGACTGAAGCCGCCGCCGCCCCTGGCGAAGCGACCGCGGGGATCGCGCTCCCCGGGGTCGTCCCCGTAGTAACCGCGCTTGAGCTGCTTTGGCTCCTCGCGAAACGACCCGTCCTGGGGGGGCTTGTTGGGGTCCTGGATCGGCATCACGTTCGGCGCCGGCTTGGGATTATCTCCGACGATCACGTTCATCGGCGTGATCAGGTCGCCCTCCGGGTCCGGGCTGAGGTTCTCCAGGGCCCGCGCCTCCTCGCGGGTCATCCACGGCGCCCCCACGGCCGACGTGATGGCGGCAAACCGGGCCACGGGGTCGCCGCGGAGCTTCTCGTTCAGGTCGAACTCGAAGTAGTGGTCGGTGGCCCCGTACTCCTGGTCGAGCAGCGAGAGGTCGAGCAGCTCGGCCAGGGACTCGGCGTGGGGGGCCAGGATGTCGGCGTAGAACTGCTTGCGCTCGTCCTCATCCTCGGGCGGGACGTTGTCCATGCCGTACTCGCCGTTGACCGTCTCCTTGGTGAACTCCCGCCCCTTCAGCATCTCCGCGTCCTTCGGGGTGACCCCCAGGTCGCGGATCTCCATGCCCTCCTCGAGGACCGGCCACCGCTTGTCCGACCGAACCACCCGGTTGTAGAGGTCCTGCTCGAACAGCTCGCGCCCCGCGCCCGACCACTGGGGAGCCTCGAGCGGGCGGTACACCCAGCCGTTCTTCTGCAGCCCCGACTTGAGCAGCTCCGTGGAGGCGGTCACCGAGGCGGCCTCCTCGGCCAGGGTAGCCCTGAGGGTCTCCAGGTGGGACAGGCCGATGCGCGGGTCCTCGGCGTTGTAGCCCTTCCAGTGGACCACCTGCTCGGGGGGCAGCATCCCGTTCGGCCCGGGGAACGCCGTCCCGTCGGAGCGGTACACGCGGTAGCCCTGGACCGCGAAGGTGGTGTTGCCAACGATGGCCATCATGTACGGGGGGACGCGCACCAGGGTCCTCTGGCCGTCGGTCCCCATCAGCTTGACGGCGTACGCGTTGTCGAAAATCAGGAAGTCGGCGGCGAAGTCGAACACCCAGCCCTTGGGTCGGGTGTGCGGGTAGGGCTCGCGCATGGTCCGCGCCGCGGGATGGTCGCCGGCCGTCTCGCGGCGCTCGTCGTCGACCCGCTCGTAGCACTTGAGCGGCAGCTGCGAGAGGTTCCGCGCGATGTAATCGATCGCGGTCCTGACCGCCGGCTGGGTGCGGTACATCCACGCGTAGGTCTCCGACTGGACCTGCTCCCAGGACCCCACGATCAGCGCGTTCTGGTTGGTGCCGCCCAGGCGACGGTACAGGTTGAGCTGTCGGGTGGACTCGGCCTCGAGGACGGCCGGTGAGAGGTTCAGCGCCTTGCGCCTGAAGAAGTCGAGCAGACCCAACGAACAGTTCCTTTCAGGTGGACTGGGCAGCGAGGGCGCGCTGCTCGTAGACGGACACCGGGGTGGCTCGCTCGCGCTCGACGTGCTCCACCACCATCGCGGCGGCGGTCAGGCCGTCGATCACCCGCTTGTCCTGCGCCCGGGCGTTGGCCCTGACCACCGACGGGCGGTCGAAGCGGTAGTCGCCGCCGGGGAGGCGCCGGGCGATGGCGTTCAGCACGTGGGCGCGCAGCTCGTGGTCCCCGGTGTGCCTCAGCCGCCCGTTGCGGAGCACCTTGGTGAACGCGTCGTAGTCCTGGACGTGGGTGGACGACTTCTGCTGCGCGTGGTCGAACACCCTGATCCCCAGCTCGTCCTCGATCCACGCGGCGATGTCCTCGGCCCGGTGAATGTCCATCACCAGCGCCTCGATCCGGAACAGGTCGGCCATCTCGAGCAGCCCGTCCTTGATGTCGTCGGGGTGGATCGACGACCCGTCGCGCGGCGGGGTCAGGATCAGGGGGTCGCCCAGCACGTGGCCGTTGCTCCACCAGTCGGGGACCGCGGCCGTGCAGTCCCACTTGAACGCCACGTCCATCCCCACGGTCACCGGCTCCCCGGCCGGGATCCGCTCGTCGGTCTCGGCCCCGTCCCACTCGGCGTCCGAGATCGCGCTCTGCGAGCTGCGGGTTGGCCTGTTGCACTTCAGCCGCTTCCAGTCCCCGAGGTCGGTGACCAAAGCGTAGTCCTCGGCCAGGGTGGCCTCGGTGATCAGCGAGAGCGGGTTGGCCTCCTTGACCCGGGCCATGTCGGAGCACTCCTCGTCCCGCTGGACCATCCACTCGTGGAGCACCTCGCCGGGCGCCTCGGCCCGGAGGTACGCGCCGCTTCGCTCCCGGGACGCGGCCCGGAGCCGGATCCCGTCCCTCATGTTCTCGAACGGGGTCTCGGGCTCGCCCCCGGTGGTGATCCCGATGATCTGGCCGCCCCGCTTGCGGAGCTTGCCCGCCCACAAGTCCCAGAGCCTCATGTCGGGGTGCCGGTGCAGCTCGTCCAGGAGCGCCCAGGGGTACGGGATCACCCCGTCCCCGGTGTTGGGGTCGTGGGCGAAGATCTCGATGCCCGGCCCGGGGTTGCGGATCGAGCGGATCACCTTCACCCCGTCCAGGCACTTGAAGCGCTCGGCCATCCCCGGGGTCCGGTTCACGAACCCGCTGGCCTGCTGGTACGTGATCTTGGCCTGCTTCGCGGCCGCGGCACCGACCGGGATCCACGGGGACTCGGAGTAGTCGGCCCCGTACAGCGCGATCAGTGCCACCAGGGTGGTCTTGCCGTTCCCCTCGGGGACGATCCACAGGTTGCGTCGGTACCCCGCGAACACGTCCGCGGCCAGGGTGATCTGCCAGTCCTCGAGGGGGCGCCTCTTGCCGTCGTCGTAGACCAGGCGCTCGGCGTAGGCGCAGAAGTGGTCGACCGTGAACGGCCTAAGCGGAGCGCTGCTGGCGCCGCTGCGCGACCTCGTCCCCCTCGTCGAGGTCCGAGAACTCGCCCTTGTCTTCGCCATCGGTCATCTCCTCAAGTTGCTTGATCGCGGCGATCCGGGCCGCCTGGTTGGAGGAGTTGCGGGCGATCTCCTCGAGGATGCTCATCATCTCGGCGCGGTCGATGGTCACGGGCGTTCCTCACTAAAAAGGGGGCTTTTAGAAGC